ACAAGTAGCAGAAATTCAATTTTATATTAATGGGTCTTCTATTTACAGATTCGCAGTTAATTCAAACGCAGGAAATGCTGTAAATCCAAATGGTGGGCAAGGTTCAATTACTCCTTTATTAACTGCTAATGATTATGTCGAGGTATATACATATGCAAGTGATACTGGAACAATCTATGATGGAAGTGGTGATACCAAAGCAAGTTTTTGGACAGGGTGTTTAATAGGATAAACAATGGCATCAATACTTAAAGTAAATACCATACAAGACGCAACGAACTCTAATACGGCTATGAGTATTAGTTCAGGTGGTGTTATCAGTGAGCCAAACAGACCATGTTTTCATGTAGGAAAAACATCAGATCAGTCACTTTCTGATGGCACAGTATCAACCATAACTTTTGAATCAATAACTGATGGAGGTGATAGTGGTCGTGTTATTAATAAAGGTGGTCTATTTGCAAGCAATAAATTTACAGTAACTTCAACAACTACTGGGATATATTTCTTTTATACCAACTTGTTTGCACAATCCTCTGCCGATGCTACAGATACATTTGTTTTCTTTAGAAAAAATGGTTCTACACAAATGCAAACGTCATATCCTACAGCAACGACTGGAAATTATGCCTATATGCTTCAAGTTCATGGATTAATAAATCTTGATACAGCAGGAGATTATGTTGAAGTAAGAGTTGACTGTGACCAACAAAGTGGGGAAGCTCTTAATATTAATTATAACGCAGGTTTTAATAGAACAGAGTTTGGTGGGTATAAGGTAGCATAGGATAACACCATGAGCAAAGCAGCAGAATTAGCAAAATTTATAGCAGATGGCACGTTAGGGTCAGACGTTACAGATATTAAACATTCTGATGGCACAAGCTCTGTAGGTATTAACCTTGAATCGGACTCATGGAGAATAACAGCCAATGTTACAGCATCCAGTGGCACTCATGCACTAACAGCTAATTGGGAAAGAGTTGATGGTGCAGGTGGTGGTGGTTCGGATGGCGTACCAGTAGGAACTGGGTTGTCGGAAAGTTCTGGTATTTTTTCATTTGGAAAAACAGGTGTGTATTTGATACAGGGAGTGGTGAATGGTCAAGTGGGAGCCAGTAACAATGTGTATTTAGGAATACATTTTCAAACAACTACAGATGATGGTACTTATTCCACTGCTGCTTATAGTTGGACAAATAATATGCACGGTGGCACTAATGCTTACCATCAAACTAACACAAGTTTTACCTTTGATGTTACAAATACGTCTACGCATAAATTTAAAATGCTTTATGAGTCTGGTGTGGCTAATGGCTCAATTTTGGGTGGCACAGGTACTAATTCAACGCATTTTACTTGCGTAAGAATAGGAAACACCTAATATGCTTGGCTTTAATGCCATATCAGAAACAGCGATTGCTGAACTTCCAGGAACCTTTGTACCAATAAATACAGGGCTTACAGCTACACTCGCACAAGGTAGTGTAGGTATTGAAGCTCAAGGAGCTGCCGATGTTACAGCCGTAACAGCAACTATAAGTTTGGGTGATGTTTCCATAGTTGGTGAAGCTAATATCACTATAGAGGGATTTTCAGCTACACTTTCTCTAGGAAGTGTATTAGTATGGGGAAATATTATACCTGCTCCAGGAACATCGTATACAACGATTACACCTTCAAGCAGCCCAACGTGGACTCCTATAACAACAGGATCCACGCCAACATGGACAAATATAGATTTATGAGGTAAAAATGGGATCAACATTTACAGCAAACGGTGGTATAGAAAAAATAGGGCTTGGTGAACAAGCAGGTTCATGGGGAACTACAACAAATACAAACTTTGATATTATTGATAGATTAATAAATGGTGTAGGCGAGTTAACTCTATCAGGCACATCTAGTACACTTACAACAAGTGATGGTAGTTTATCTAATGGAATGTTTAAAGTATTAGTATTGGGTGGATCACCCTCTGGTACACACACTATAACAATAGCACCAAATGATGCTGATAAATTATATTTCGTGAAAAATGGCACATCACAATCGGTGGTTTTTTCACAAGGTTCGGGTGCTGATGCAACAATTACAGCAGGGAAAGGAGCTATAATTTTTGCCGATGGTGCAGGATCAGGAGCAGCTGTAACAGATTTAAGTTCTTTATTTGTAAATGCCCAAGCACTCTCTGGTCAAACTATAGATAATTCTGTTATAGGGGGGACTACTCCAGCTGCAATAACTGGCACGACAGTCACTGCTACTACTTCAATATTACCAGATGCTTCTGGAGGTGCAGATATAGGCTCTACTTCTGCAGAATTTGGAGATGTATTTATAGCTGATGATAAAGCTATACAATTTGGTTCAGACCAAGATGTATTGGCAAAATTTGATACAACAAGCAGCACATTACAAATATCTAATGGTGATGTTAGTATAGTAGATGATAAAAAGTTATTCTTTGGCACAGATAAAGATGTCAGTCTCGAATATGATGAAAATGGCACAGATACAGTGTTAATAGATAGAAGCTCTGGAGCAGAACTAATAACTATTGCTGATGATAAGAAAATAATATTTGGTACAGATAAAGATGTCAGTCTTGAGTACGATGAAGATGGCACGAACAGTCTTTTAGTTACAGGTAATGTGACTTTTGCTGATGGATCTACAGATGTGGATTTAGCTTCACATGATGGCTCAAATGGATTAAAACTAGGAGGTACTTTAGTAACACGAACAGCTGCACAAATAAACTCAGCTAGAGATGGCACAGTAACAAGTGTAGCAACAGGCAGTGGATTAACTGGTGGTACGATAACAAGCTCTGGCACGTTGTCTTTGGCGAATAGTTTTTTGGACAACACATCTTCAGCAATATCTTCAAGCACGGCAACAAGTTTTACGGCAAGCACCTATCCTACGTTTATTTCAGGTAGAACGGTTAGTACTGGTGGGGGCGATTTTACTGTTACGGTCGGTGGCTCATCACACACTTTAAGTATGAGAGATGGAGATGGTGGTACATTTGATGTATTTGCTACATTGCTTCCGGCAGGTGCGACTATTTCTGGTAACTCCTTCACTTATGTGGCTATTCAATTGAGACCTGGATAATGCCTTTAACTGCACTTAAATTTAAACCTGGAATCAATCGCGAGGGTACTTCATATTCTAACGAAGGTGGATGGTTTGATGGTGATAAAATACGGTTTAGATTAGGCTACCCTGAAAAAATAGGGGGGTGGTCTGCTTATAGTACAAATACTTTTTTAGGAACATGTAGAGCCTTATTTAGTTGGGTGGCATTAGATGGTACTAAATTTTTAGGTATTGGCACAAATTTAAAATATTACATTGCTGATGGTGGTCAATATTATGATATTACTCCATTACGCAAAACAACCACAGGGGCAGCGACATTTGCAGCGACTAATGGCAGTGCTACAATTACTGTTACTGATGCTGCTCATGGGGCTAATTTAAATGATTTTGTTACTTTTTCAAGCACAGCTTCTTTAGGAGACCAGATTACAGCAACCGTATTAGATGGCGAACATCAAATTATAGAAAAAGTCAATAATAATTCTTACAAAATTACTGTATCAGCAACAGCTTCTGGCAGTGATACTGGTAACGGTGGAGGTAGCACTGTTGCTCAGTATCAAATAAATACTGGATTAGATACAAACTTTTTTGGCACAGGTTGGGGAGCAGGTGTTTTTAGTGGTACAACTGATTCATTACCTTCTACAGCTATAAATGATGGCAGTGGACTAACAGCTGTTGCAACAACTGTTACAGTAGATGCGACTACTAACTTTTCTGATTCAGGGTTAATTAAAATAAATGATGAAATAATAGAATATACAAGTAAAACCTCAACTACATTTGCAGGATTAATACGTGGTCGCTATAGTACAACAGCTGCGAGCCACAATGATAATGCTACAGTTATAGAGGCGACTTTTGGTTGGGGTATGCCAGCTACAACCACAGTAGCTGGGGCAAATATATCTAACTGGACACACGATAATTTTGGTGAAGATTTACTTATGAACTCTCGTAATGGTGGTATATTTTATTGGGATCGCACCACAGGTACTTCTACACGAGCAGTAGCTCTAAGCAGTTTAAGTGGCAGTAATCTAGCTCCTACTATTGCAAAACAAATTATGGTAAGTGACCAATCACGTCACGTAATCGCTTTTGGTTGTGATGGGGAAGGAAGTATAGGTACACAAGACCCTCTACTAATACGATTCAGCGACCAAGAGAGTTTAACAGCTTGGCAGACATTAGCTACTAATACAGCTGGAGAATTGCGTATATCTTCTGGTAGTGAAATTATAGTAGCAATACAAACTAAACAACAAATACTTGTGTTCACAGATGTATCTTTACATGGACTACAGTTTCTCGGACCTCCGTTTACATTTGGGTTATCTGAAATATCACGTAATATTACAATAGCTAGTCCTGATGCAGCTGTTGCTGTAAATGATTTTGTGTTTTGGATGGGATCAAAAGAGTTTTACGCTTACGGTGGTACAGTGCAAAGATTACCTTGCACTGTTTTAGATTATGTATTTGGTGATTTTAATAGGGATCAAATAGGTAAGGTTACTGGAGGACATAATAGTTCATATGGTGAGGTATGGTGGTTTTACCCTAGTGGCAGTAGCACAACAAATGATAGATATGTTATATACAATTATCAAGAAAAAGTATGGTATTACGGTACATTAGCTCGCACAGCATGGGTTGATAGAGGTATTAATCAATATCCAATCGCAGCTAGCACTGATAAAAAATTATACTATCATGAGTTTGGACAAGATGATGGTAGCACAAACCCTGTATCAGCTATTAGTGCAAATATAGAATCAGCCCAAATAGATTTAGATCAAGGGGATAAGTTTGCCTTAATACAAAAAATAATCCCTGATCTTACTTTTAGGGATAGTACGAACACAGATCCAGTGGCAAGTTTGACAGTAAAAACAACAAATTTTCCTGGAGTAAATTTTAATGAAACTTCTAGTGGTAATGTTACACGGTCAGCTACTACACCTATTGAACAATACACAAATCAATTACGTGTACGCTTACGTGGAAGACAATTTGTATTCCGTATAGAAAGCACAGCTACAGGAACACAATGGCGATTAGGAGTGCCACGTATTGATGTAAGACCAGATGGGAGACGCTAATGTCTACACGACAAGTACCAGCCCCTTTATTTGCTTATCCACCTACTGAGTATCAACAACAATATTTTGCTGATATTGTTCGTGCTTTTGGGATTTTTGTAGAACAACAACGTAATCCAGGAGAAGCCCGAGCTACAAAAATGACTATGACAGCTTTACCCAGTGATTTTGATGTTACATTAGAAACAGGTGCTTTGTTCGAAGTTGATGGTTTTATTAAAATTAGTAAAGTAAATGCTCCTCACCCACAGGGTAATGGGAGTACGACTACATTAGGTTCTGTATCTGTTACGATATCTTAGGTTGCAATATGAAAAGATACATATTAAAATGCACAGTTAAGCAAATATCAGGAATTAGCTTCCCCTGCATAAACACAACAGGAAAGTAAGATGACTGGTATAGCAACACTTTTACAACAACCAGAAAAATTTGAGGGCATTTTTGCCTTAAAAAAAGCAGCTGATATTATTTCTGCTCACGGTAGAAATGAAGATACGTATATTGTTCATGCAGCTGAGGGTGAAACAGTAATACCTTTAGAAGTTCTAGAGGCTAACCCACGTATGAAAAATATGATTTATAAACAAATGCGTGAGATGGGCTTAGAACCAGAACGATATATTGTTGGTAATAAGCTAAATAGTATTAACCCAGAGACAGGTCAACCAGAGTTCTTTTTAAAAAAGGTGTTTGATGGGTTAAAAGATGTCGTTAAGAAAGTTGCTCCAATAGCACTCGCTATTGCTGCTCCTTATTTATTACCAGCTATGCCACTAGCTTTTTCTGCTGGTATTGGTAGTTTTGCTGGGAATCTAGTTGCAGGTGCTTCACCAGAAGAAGCGTTAAAATCAGCACTCTTAACAGGTGCAACAGCTGGAGCAGGAAGTTACCTCAAAAGTGGTAAGTTTTTAGGTAAAGGGTATGAGCAAGGTATTCCTGGAATTAAAGCACCAGTAGCAGAAATGCCACAAACACTTGGAGTATCAGGTGCTGGTAATGTTCCAGTACAATCAGTAACAGCTGGGTCTTCTGGTGCGTTTACCCCACCAACAATATTAGATAAAGTAACACAAGGAGCTAAGGATATTTACGGCACATATCTCAGCCCAAACCGTCCAGGACTACCAGCAGATGCTAGTTTTTTACGTAAATATGGTCCTCTTACAGCAACAGGGGTAGGTGCATTAGCTTTATTAGATGAAGGTGATAAACCAGCAGATATTGATATGGGTCCGACTGGCAGAGAATTATATGAAGCAGATCCACAAAAATATGGTTTCGGCACAAACTTTTATGGTGATAATCCCTTTTATCAAGATCCAGCCTTTTTAGCACGATTAGCTAATGCACAGGCTATGCAAAACCAAGCAGCTGGAATAAATCCGATGATGGTGGCACAAAACCCACAATTATTCGGTAGAACTTCACCAGTAATGATGAATGATGGTGGTGAAATAATTGGTCCAGGAACAGGCACTAGCGATTCAATACCAGCTATGTTAAGTCATGGTGAGTTTGTATTTACCAATGATGCTGTATATGGAGCTGGTAATGGAGACCGTGAAAAAGGTGCAAAGAAAATGTATGCACTAATGAAAGATTTAGAGAAAAAAGGTAGAAAAGCAAAACAGGCAAGAAAGATGGTAGCATAATGGCAGAAGTCACAAAAACAATACAACAAGTTTTACCTGATCCAGAAAAACAAGCATACTATCTAGGTTTATTAGATCAAGTAAAAAGTCTGACAGGTCAACCACCTACAGGTGGATTACCTGATATAAAGGCAGCTGGTCTAACAGATACACAACAACAAGCAATAAATTTAGCAAAATCAGGTATTGGTAATTTTCTACCTTATTTACAAGCAGGGTCAACTACTATGGGTTCTGCAATACCTGCTTTTCAAGGTGGTTTATCTCTAGTAGGACAAGGGGCTGCTCAATATGAAGCTGGCACAGGAGCACCGACACAAGCTATGCTTGACCAATACATGAATCCATACCAACAAGCAGTACAAGATGAAATAAATAGAACATTTGATATACAGCAAGCACAGGCTGGAAGTGCAGCAGCAGGTCGTCCAGGAGGACCATCTGCTTTTGGTGGTAGCCGAGCAGCTATACAACAAACTGAAATTGACCGTAATAGAGCTTCAGCATTAGCAAGAAGTCAAGCAGCTAATTTTGCACAGGCACAAAAAGCTGCTCAAAATGAATTACAGAGGTCTTTGATAGCAGCACAAGGATTAGGTAGATTAGGAGCTACACAAGGTGCATTAGCACAAGGTATCGGTGGATTAGGAGTACAGCAAGCTGGTATAGGACAATTATTATCTGGTTTAACAAGTGGACAGATAGGACAATTAGCAGGACTCGGGGCAGGTGAGCAAAAAACAGACCAAGCACAATTAACAGCTGATTATCAAACACAAATGGCAAATATATTTGAACCATATAAACGATTAGGCTTCTACAGTGATATTTTACAGGGAGTACCGAGTGGACAATCTGTAGTACAAACACAAAGTACACCAAGCCCTAGCACCTTAAATCAATTAATCGGAGCAGGGACAAGTTTAGTTGGAGCATATGGTGCAGGAAAGACACTTAATATAATATGAGAAATGTTTTAAACAGACCAATGTTTCAAGCTCCTATGCAGAATCCAGAAGGAGTTGGTATTACCTCTGGATTGACAGACCCAGCACAAGAACAAATGTTGACTGAAACTGGATTAACTTCGGTAGCTGGTGGTATAGAGGATATGTTTGCTGAGTTAGATAAAGCTGAGAACCCTCAAGAAGCTATGAATGCAATAAGGGGCGATAATAAATCTGTCGAGGAGCGTCGTACAGAATTAGCTGGTGTAGTAGGCACAAAAGATGCTAACAGCACTCCAGAGACCGTTTTAACGCTCGTACAGCCTACTTTTGCTATTCTTGAGATGGCAGGTCAAGCTCCTAAGGGGGGCATTGGTGATATTATTCAAGCACCACGCACAGAAGAAGCTCAAATGCGTATCGCAGCTGGTGAGACACCAGTTAAAGCGAGTCAAGGGTTATATGCTAACTTAACAGGAACTCCTTTTGATAATCCGATATTAAACGCTGGACAACCAAATATCGGACCAACAAACACATTAGCTATGCCATACTTATCTACATCAGTAGATTTAAAGCCAGTAGATCTGACCCAAGCATTTGCGAATAAAGATTTAATATTAGCTCAATATGCTCCTCTTTTAGAAGGCATGACAGGTGGTGCAGGGTTGAACCCAGAGGCTAGGATAGCTGCTTTAGAACAATACATGCCAAAAGCTAAAACTACACAAGAACTACTAGATGAATATCAACAAGTTCTTGGCGAAAGTGATTCACAAGCCACAAAAGCACAAGCTTTCTTAGAACTTATGAAAGCAGGAAAAACTATCGCTGGCTCTACAAAACCATTACTTTCAGCAGTTACAGAGGGTCTTGGTGACATTGCTCCAGGATTACAAAAATTAATAGCAGCTGATGCAGGTAAAGATAGACAACTAAAACTCGCAGCATTGCAAGAAAAGAAACAACTCGATAATCAATTACAATCAACAAAACTGGATATTGCAAATAAAGCTTTGACAGATCAAGCAGAGGCAGCCAGAGATATTGAAAAAACAAAACTAAGTATACTACAATCTGCAATAAATAGTGGTATCGATATAGATCAAAACACCAAAAAAATATTAAATGATATCGCTCTTACTGAGTGGAATGCTAACAATGCTTATGGAACACTTTCAACTGAAACATGGGGTATTGTTAAAAAAGGTGATGATGGTAAAGAAAAAATAGACCTCATGGCAGTAAGAAGATTCCAGAATGGAGTGAGGTACTTAAAAGATGGTAAATGGGTTCCTGTACCTGAGGGCTATATGCCTTATGATAAAGATGCGTTCGCAGCAAAGTTTCCTTCAGCTAAATTAGATTTAAGTAAAGCAAGCCCACAAGATTTACTCGTGCCAATAACACAAGCCATGTTAGATGCTGGCACACAAATGACAGATTCTGGCTATGCACAGGTTACAGGATTTGAACTTAACGGAAGCTTTTTTATCCTTCCTGAAGGTGGTGATGCTTCAACAGCTGTAAAAGCTCCTCCAGGATTTTTACGTGGTAAGGAAGAAGATTTAATACAAGCGAGTAAAGTTGATGGTGTAGGAAGAGTTTACGTGACCAATAAGAAAACTGGTCAAACTTATTTGAGCAAGCTTGTTAATAAAGATGGAAGTCAGTTTTCTGTTATTGGAAGCGTGTATGATAATCAAATACCTCAATATGAAATACAAAACGGTAATAGAGTGCTGAAAAGTGGTAATCCAATGGTTAAGCAGAAAGAAACTGCGATGGTTCCTTTTGCACAACTAGATGCTGGAAGAATAAAAGAATTATACAGAAGACTCAATACCTCCGTTGAAGCATTAAATGTAGCAAATGAAATATTACCTGAAATAAAAGAAGCTGTCGGACCTCTTAATAGTGTTAAAGCATGGTCTTCTAATGTTATCGGACCAATTTCCCCAGATGCGTGGGATAAAATGGTTAAATATGCCAGAACAGTGAGAGGCAGAGATCAAATGGATAGATTTGCAAGATCACTCGTTAAGGCACTTGCTTTATCAGATAGATATGCCACAGCTGAACAAAAAATTATTTATGAAAAGTTAGCACTAGATCCAAGTAAGTTTTGGCAAGACCCAGAACTTAGCACTATGAAATTTGCAGAGATGATGCGTACTCTACAAAATGAAGTAAACTTTGCTAAAGCAACAATAAATGATGGTGGCACATATGGAGAATTACAAGCTTTACCATTAGGAAGTGAAAATGACCCAATAATTTATTCTGCTCCTGGACAATATGATGCGTTAGCTATTACAGCTGCGACAGCTGGTGGGGCAGAAAAACTCAAAGGGACATACATTTATTTTACTCAAGCTGAGGCTAATAGAAATGGTTTTGATAGTCCACCAGAGGGAGTTAAGCTACAGATTACTGGAGTTGATCAAGAAGGAAACTTTACAATAGGCAGATAATGGTAATTAAATTAAGTCCACCGACCCAAAACGAAATAGATTTATATGAGGGAACTAAAACAGATCAACTGTTTCCCACAGATTTAAATCAAGAAGTAGATCAACAAGGCACTACACCAAAAATGGGAAGCTTTGTGGCTGAAGCTGAGAAATTAGGTGTGTCCCGTAAAGAACCAACAAGAGCTGATGCAGGTTTAGCAGGGGATTTTGTAAAAGGCTTTAATGAACTTATTTTAGCCCTACCAGACACTGCAATCAATGCCATAGCTGAGATTGGTGAAAGACTTGGTGTTGTACCTGATAAAGATATTGCTGATAGAAATTATCTCAACAGAATATTTAACGCTGGTGATTATGAAAAAGTTAAGCCACTTATCCCTTACATTTTAGAAATTGGTGTTGGTGAAAAAGGTGGTATGTCATCAGATACTTTTCTACAAAAATTATTCAGGAGTATGGGTCAAGGAACAGCTCTTGCAGTGCCTTTTACAGCTGCACAAACAAAATTAGCCGATCAAGTATTAGACACTGTGCCACAAGTTGGACAAAAATTGGGACAAAATATTAAGGAAGCATTATTACGACCTTCTAAAACTGCTCCAGCTGTAACAGCAGGTGCTGAAACAATAGGAGGATCACTCGCTGCTGGTGGTATTACAGCAGAAAAAGAGTTAGTTGGTACAGAAACAGGTATCGGTGGATTAGTGGCTGTTGCTCCGTTTGCTCTGTATTATGGAGGTAGCACCATTGTTAATAAAGCTAAAGAATATAGTCCGATTGGTTGGGTAGCCAGAAATGTAGGCAATTTTAAAGATGAAATAAAGGGGTTAAAAGGTGCTGGAGTAAATCAAAACTTAAATACTACTGCTGGGAAACAAGTAGCAGGAGAGATAGAAAAAGCTGTATCTAAACCAGAGGCAGTAGATAATATAGAAAAGTCGCTTGATATTGAGATGCGATTACAACCTTATGCAAAGGGACCAATAAAATTTAGTCCTGCTGAGCAAACATTAGATGCTCCACTTATTACCACCCAAAAGTCAGCAGAATCCACTGGTGATACAGATTTTACTCGTAAAAATTTTGAACGCAAATATAACATCTTAAGTGCTATACAAAACTTTGCTCGCAATGAAGTAGTAAATAGCCCTCTTGAAGATGGACCTCTATTTATATTAAACCAAGCTACAGGTAAACGAACAAGCTTAGTCAGCAAATTAAGTAAACAAGATGATAGATTAGTTGATAGATGGGAAGCTGTAACAAATGCAGATACTGGTGTATTTCCTAAGATGTCAGAAAAAAGAAGTATTGGAACAAATTTACAAAAAAGATTAGATGCAGCAAAAACAGATGCTATGGATGCTGCTAACAGATTAGCTAATAAACTTGGCATAAATGATGCTGATCCGATAGCAGACCCTAATGCTACAGTGGCTATACAAAACGCTATTAAGAGTGAGATAAAGGTAGGGGAAGATAGCATAAGTTACCAAAACTTACCACCCATTTTAAAAGATTTTATGGAACGTAATTTTGATGATACGACTATTAGCTTTCAAGATTGGAAGCTTTATAGAGATCAAGTATCAGGAGCAATAGGCAGAGCAAAAACAAGTGTAGATACTAGGTTACTTACAATTTTTGCTAAAAAACTTGATGATTTAGCTGAAAACTTTGGCAAAACTAATGAAGATTTTGATTTATTTAGAAATTATTACAATGATAACGTGGTCGTGCCTTTTCAAAATGGCACAGTTAATAAGGTAATTGCTAAGTCACCTTCTCCCAAAGAAGGAGATGTTTATTATACATTAGCTGGTGAGAATGTAGCACAGGCTTTTATTAAAGATTCTGCATCTGCACGACAATTTAAAGGTGCATTTGGTGATGATGAAACAGCTATGGTTGATATTAAAAACGCAGTGTTAGATGATATTCGTTTTACATCAGGTGTATACAGCCCTAATAAGGGTACATTTGATCCCACAAAAATACAAAAATATATAAATGATAAAGAAGAAGTTTTACGTGAACTTGGGTTATTCGATACTGTTTCAAATAGTGCTAATTTAGTAAATCAATTAGTGCAGCGTCAAGCACAGCTTGTAAGAAGGAAAAAAGTTATAGATTCTAACTTAATGCTTAAAGCGATTAGCAGAGCAAATGATGCACAAAACCCAGAAAAGTTAATTGATGAAGCAATGCGTAACCCTGCTTTGATGAGAGATTTAAAAAGTGTAGTCAGTAAGGGTAGTGATGAAGTATCTAGCGAAGATGCTCTCAAAGCATTTAGAGCGTCTGTAGCAGGACGGTTATTCAGAGATTCAGAAGATTTTAAAGGGTCAGAAGGATTAGTAGACCCACAAAAGTTCAAAGAATTACTGGCAAGAAATGAAAGAGTATTAGACATTGCGTTCGATAAAAGCCATGTTGATAATTTATACCTCATAGCAGATGCTACAGAAAGAGTCTTTGCAGCTGGAAAGTTGAATCCAGGTGAGGGTATAAATATCCAAACAACCATAGCAAAATTTGCTAATCTGTTTGGCATCACACCCTCTATGGCTTCTAACAGATTTATCGCTCTACAAGAAGGAAGATTAGGAAGTCGTGGTGTTGCTGCTTACTTTTTACAAAGAGCTGTTCAAGCTCGCCAAAGTGCTGCTGTAGATGCAATATTTAGAGAGATGATATTTGACCCTGATTTAGCAAAATTTTTAACGAATGAATCTACAGGAGTAGCTCCTTTCGGTATAAGCCAAACGAATAAAAGAAGATTAAATAATTATTTATTTACACTTGGTATTGATTATGGCGAAGGACTCAGTGAAGATATTTCTGGTGAGGCTGGATCAGATACTGTTGTGTTTGAGCCAAATGTTCCTGATGATCCTATAATTGACACACCACCAAAGCCACAACCACAAGATCAACGACAACAAAGAAAGCCTATCCAAATACCTGTTTTTCCACAAAGCAGTAATGTAGACCCTGCTAATAATCCAATGACAGTGGCTAATTTATTTCCAAATGATCCTACAACTCAGGCAATATTAAGTAGAAGACCTGCTGCTGGTGGTATCGGTAATCTGGTAGTCTAATGTTTGATCCAGTAACTATATCAGCTGCTGTTGCTACAGCGAGTACAGCTTTTAATGGAATTAAGCGAGCATTCCAAGCAGGGAGAGATCTTGAATCAATGTCTCAAGATTTATCAAGATGGATGGGAGCTGTAAGTGATGTTGATGCTGCACACAAGTCAGCTAAAAACCCCACAATGTTTCGTAAAGTATTTAATGGGGGGACAATAGAGCAAGAGGCAATTGAAGCATTTACAGCTAAAAAGAGACTTGAAGAACAAAGATACGAGTTACAACAGTTCATAAAATTTACACATGGGACTGCTGCATGGGATGAATTATTACGTATGGAAGGTCAAATACGTAAACGTAGGCAACAGGAGATTTATGATAAAAAAATATTTAGAGAAAAAGTTATTGGAGTCATTGTGCTTATTATTGTTCTTGCTATTGGCTTGGCTCTTCTTGGTCTTTTCGTTTACTCCCTCATGGGCTTGGACAGAGGGTGGTGGCTATCAGACTAGAGATAAATGCGTCCGTAAACAAGGTGGACAAGAAACTTTTGAATGGTTATGTGTTGATGGCAAAGTAATACGGTTAGCTCAATCAGATAATATTATCCAATGTTTTAGTTGTTTTCTAAAAAAGTTTAGTGATTGGACGTATGAACAAGAGGTACGTAAAGGAGTTCGTGAAGAACCTAAACATGTCACGTGCCGAAGATATAAACGCAAGCGAGCTAAGAATGGTCAAGAAGTTTGTTTATATAAAGGAGCGAACAACACATATACTCTAGTGGTTGAGGGACAATGTCCTATAGAGTTCCAGTGTAAATATGATCCCAATGGTAAAGAACCAAATATTGATAGTGTGGTAGATTCGTTAAACGAAAGTTTTAAGTAGTCTTTTTTTGTTTCTTATTATTGAAACTATCAGCAGAAATAAAACCCTTTTTTTGGTCTTTAGTTATTTGTTTCCACTTTTCATATACTTCACGTCTTACATATCTGTTTTGATGTTGTGATTTATCTTTTTCAATAGGTTTTAATTTAAACCGATTTGCAAATTCTTCATCATCTTTAGCCATAGCTTTCTCCCATAAATATAATAACCACAGATCATCTGGACCTTGATAATCATCTACATCAAAATCAAATGATAGCTGCTTGCTCATGCTATCCACTCTCTGACATCTTCAGATAATATTTGGCTAGCAATATCTATTTTATTACGTAATGCTTTTATGATTTTTTCATCTACTGTGTTTTCAGCCACGATATCTATATATGTAACTTTATTTTCTTGTCCTATCCTATGTGCTCTATCTTCACTTTGTAAACGCACCTCAAGGTCATAACCATTACTATAATATATAACAGTATGAGCTTCAGTTAGAGTAAGACCATATCCCCCTGTGCGTGGTTGTCCAACAAAAAACCGTAACGGATTAGCTGGGTCTTGGAACTCTTCAACAATAGTTTGACGTTCCTCACTGGGTGTAGCCCCATAAAATAATTTAGTTGCATTATCACCATATATAGGGTCTAATACAGATTTTATATTAATCAAATCATTAGTAAAATTAGCCCAAATAATTACCTTACCATCAACTTCTTGTAAGATATCTGTAAGCTCTTTTATCTTATTTGTTTTTACTGTGATAATTCTATCGTCTTCTAATTTAGCAAAACCAGAACAAACCTGTTGCAATCTAAGTATTTGTGTCAATACAGTAGGGGCTGTAATTATACCCTCCCCTTGTACTACAGCTAAAGCAGCACGACGTATTTGTTCATATAACCCTTTTTGTTCTTGAGTAAGTTCTACTACTCTTTTAATATACACTTTGCTAGGTAGATCTAAGCAATCTTCTTTACGCACACGAAAGCTTACTGGCTCAAGTAATCCATTCAGTTCTCCTAAGTTTTGATACCCTACTATCTGATTAAAACTATGTGTACCCATAGTCCTGCGTACCATTTTAGCATATCTGTTTTGGAATGTGAAAAAGCTATCTTGCCTAAGTATATAGCCATCTAAAAACTGACACTGTGTAAATAAGTCTAACGGTGATTTAGTTATAGGTGAGCCTGTAAGTATCCTACGATAACTAGCTTTTTTACCTAACTTAATTATATTTTTAGTTCTACTAGCTGATTTACTTTTTATAGTAGTGCTTTCATCTATTGCAAATAACGCTCGGTGACCAAACAAAAACCTTTGAGCTACATCTATACCTTTTTTTGTGCTGAAAGCTTCTACATTCATAAGAAAAATTTGTAACCTATCATCTTTTGGTTGAAACAAAGAATCTATTTGCTTTTTCTTTTTTATTGTTTGTTCAGGAGACCACGCTACAAGATTATATCCATAAAGATGTTGTATGTGGTTTGGTAAATGTGTTGGTATTTCTTTACGCTCCCAATTTTTATATACACCTTTTGGTGCGACTATTAATGCAGCAGTGATGTACCCTTTATCATAAAGCATAGAAATATTATCTATGAGAACTTTAGATTTACCTGTACCCATATCCATGAAGTACGCAAAGTATTCTTGTTCCCAAGATTTTTCCAAAGCATCAAGTTGATGCTTATATGGTTTATATTTAAATTTATATCGCATATTCTTTCTAACATCAGCGTAGCATAGCCCACCATACTGGACTACTCTTTTGTTATCACCACTTTGCTATATATACAAAAATATAAAAAACATAAAAATAGAATTTTAAAATATTCCGATATACAATATCTGACCGACTTTCGGGGTCTACGCGAAATTTTCGGATTAAAAAAATGTTTTCTTTCAAAGGCTGTTAGTGTTTAATAAGCAAACTAGGCATATAGTGGATATAGCGGATACAATTTGAGTAAACAAGACCATATATCGGATTACAATATGTTATAACAATAAAAAACATGTGGAGAAAGACATGACAGTATACATAACACAAGAGATGCGAGGTAGGGATATTACAGATGCCACCAGTTTTGGTGATGTTGAAATATTACTCCCAGCAAAAGAACAAGCAAGTTATTCTACACAACCTACTATCAAGCGTATGATACGTAAGTTAAGTAAGTTTACAGATGAAGATTACCTATTATTAGCTGGTGATCCAGCTGCTATCGCTCTCGCAGCAGCTTTAGCTTCACAATATAATAGGGGTAAATTTAAAATGTTAAAATGGGATAGGCAAGAAGGTAAGTATTACCCTTTAGAAGCTGACCTTAATTTAAAGTTAGGAGCATATAATGGATAAGTTTCATAAAGCAGCTGGAAAGCTAGGGAGCCTTAGTGAAGAAGGGCTTAGTAGAGTAAGTAAGTTAGTTGAAATACAATTAGCCCATATGGATAAGATTGAACAATTGGAAAAAGAACTAAAGGAGGCAAAAAAAGATTTAAGAAAAGTATCAGAGTTGGATTTACCTGAGGTATGTAATGAATATGGTATTACTGGATTACCAATGAGTGATGGTTCAGAACTGAAAATTAAAACGTTCGTAAGTGCTTCCATACCTAAAGATAGGATGGAGGAGGCTTTTGATTGGCTGGTAAAAAATGAAAAAGGTGATTTAATTAAAAACCAAGTATCTACCAGCTTTGTCCGAGGTCAAGAGTCACAAGCACAAGCTTTTGTAAAAGAGTTAGAGGAAAGGCAGTTCGCTGTTAGTACACGTAAGTGGATAGAGCCTATGTCTTTAAAATACTTTTGCAAAGAGCAAACTGAAAAAGGTGTAAGTATACCACCTGATTTGTTTGGTTTGCATATTGGACAAAAAGCAACAATAACTAAGCCGAAGGAGTAAATAATGGCAAAAAATGAAGTATCTGTGAAAGATGATAATACAGCTTTGGTAAAGCATACTAAATTCAGTAAGGTTAAATCTGGTGGATTTAGTGAAGTTACTACTGAAGATTTAGCGATACCTTTTATTAGAATCTTACAAGCATTGAGTCCACAAGTGCAAACTAGGGAGCCACAGTATTTAGAGGGAGCTAGTGCTGGAATGATATTTAATACAGTGCTAAAGCAAGCTTATGATGGTGAAAAAGGTATTAATGTTATACCATGTCACTACAACAGAAGGTTTGTTGAGTGGCAACCACGTGAACAAGGTGGAGGGTATATAAATAGTTATTTACCTGATGACCCTATTGTCAATACAACGCAACCTGATGATAAAGGTAATGATGTATTACCAAATGGTAATTATCTTTCTAATACCAGCCAGTTTTTTGTTGTGTTTTTACATGAAACAATGGGAGCACAGAAAGGTCTAATTACTATGACTTCTAGCCAGTTAAAGAAGTCTAAGCAGTGGCTTTCACAAGCACAATCCCTTACAGGTAAAGATGCCAACGGTGATGCGTTTATCTTACCTTTCTTTTCTACTATATATAAATTAACGACTGTACCAGAAAAAAGTGACAAAGGTAGTTGGTTTGGCTGGGAAATAAACAGAGTACGTACCCTTGATTTAGAGGATAAGCAAGATGATGCTTTGTTTGATATGGCTGAAAACTTTTGTGAATCTATACAGGCTGGTGAAGTGCAGGTAAAAGCTGATACTACAGCACAGTATGAAACTACAGGAGGAGTCATACCCACACCTGAGTTAGATGCAAAAAAAGATGTAATGTAGGAACAGATGTAGGAGTGATTCGCCTACATTCTGCCAGAGAAAAGAGGTATTAATTTCCTGTTAAGTGCCTCTTTTCTCTCATAAGGAGGAACGATGTCAGTAGCAGAACAATTATTTAAATTGTTTAAAGGGAGTGATATTGCACACGGAACGTATGTAGTAAACTCTAATAGACAAGATGGTAAAAAGCAGGGCATGGCTAAAGTTATCAGAGAAAGTACAACAGTAGCTATGTGGGAAGAACATTTAAAAGGGGGGACAGGACTAGGTATTATCCCTATAAGAAGTGATAATACATGTCAATGGGGTGCAATAGATATCGATAAATATGATATCAACCATAAACAAATAGTCACAACCTTAAGAACAAATAATATACCAGCGATTGTAGGTAGAACTAAATCAGGGGGAGCACATATATGGATCTTCCTAAACGAACCTATAGAAGCTGAAGATATGCAAAGAAAAATGACAGAACTTAGTGCTGCTCTGGGTTTTTCAGGCAGTGAGATATTTCCTAAACAAACTAAAATATTATTAGATAGAGGGGATACAGGTAACTTCTTAAATATGCCTTATCATGGTAAAGATAATACTACTCGATATGCTTTTGATGATGAGGGTAAAGCTTTATCTCTTGAGGAATTTTTAAATTATGTAAAAGATTTTATAATCACTCCTGCTAAGTTTCATAAGTTAGTTATGGGCTTTGGTACAAAAGAAGGTGTTCTTGAAGAAGGACCTCCTTGTCTACAGCACTTATGTAGTAAAGGATTTAATGAGGGTTCTCGTAACAATGCTCTATTTAATTTAGGTGTTTATGCACGTATGTGTGAGCAAGATAATTGGGAAGTATTAGTCCAGCGTTATAATATGGATTACTTAAAGCCACCTTTGTCTCACATGGAAGTCGGTATTGTTATACGACAGCTAAAGAAAAAAGATTATTTCTATAAATGTGAAGACCAGCCTATAAAACCTTTTTGCGATAAAGAAATATGTAAGACAAGAAAGTATGGAGTCGGACCAACAGGTGTTGGTAATGACATGTCTAGTCTTACTAAAATAGATGGCGATCCACCCATATGGATATTAAATGTTGATGGAGAGCGTGTTGAATTAACAACTAACGGATTAACTAGTCAAGGGCAGTTTCAAAAGGAGTGTGTTTCACAAATCAACAAGTTTCCTATTGCAGTCAACCAAAGAGCATGGCAAACTAGAATACAGTTACTATTAGATAATGTAACAATAGTTGAAGTCCCACCTGATGCCACATTAAAAGGTGAGTTTGAAGATTTATTACATGCCTTTTGTTGTGAAAGAGCTAGGGGTGAGGAAAGAGAAGATATACTACAGGGAACAGCTGTTTGGGTAGACCAAAGAGTGTATTTCCAAATAAAAGATGTTAAAAAGCATCTCTCTGTAAATGACTTCAATCATTACACTTCTAATAAGATAACGCTACGATTACAGGATTTAGAGGCAGAAAAAATGTTTTGGAGAGTAAAAGGTAAAGGTATCCATGTATGGTCATTACCTCAGAAATATTTCCAAACAGAAGATGAACAAATTCCCTTACCAAGCCTACCAGTGGATAAGGGAGTGATTTAGTGCATATCGTATTAGGACCTCCTGGAACTGGTAAGACCACAAAATTACTTAACCTTGTTGAGAGTTATTTAAACTCAGGTACACCACCTGATAGGATAGGGTATTTTGCTTTTACAAGAAGAGCAGCAAGTGAAGCTATTGATAGAGCATGTACAAAGTTTAGTTTAAAAAGGAGGGACTTACCTTACTTTAGAACACTTCATAGTCTTGCGTTTATGATGTCTGGCTTAAACCATTCACAAATACTGACACCTGAAAAATATCAAGAAGTAGCTGGCTGGTTAAAAATAGGGAACTTCTACACAGGCACAACAGTTGAACAAGGACCATATAAAGATGTGGGTTATGGCGATAAGTTTTTAGAAATAATAAATATATCTAGGATACTGAGGCAGCCTTTACGTAAGGTTTATAATGAAAGTATTGTCCCATTAAAAACTGATTGGTCAAGAGTAGATTATGTAGCCAGAGGGTTGGATGAGTGGAAAAAAGCATTTGACTTACAAGATTATGCTGGAATGTTAGAAACATTTATAGAAAATAAACTCTGTCCTAAGCTAGAGGTTGTCTTTATAGATGAAGCCCAAGATTTATCTCCTATCCAGTGGGAGATGGTTAAGATGTTAGAACAAAATAGTAAGGTATGTTACGTAGCTGGTGATGATGACCAAGCTATATTTAGGTATGCTGGTGCTGATGTTGATTACTTTGTTAATTTAAAAGGTGATGTAACCTTATTAGATAGGTCTTATAGAATACCTTCTTCCCATCATACATTGAGTACAAAAGTAATACAGAGTATAGTTGGAAGAAGAGTAAAAGTATTTGAGCCAAGAGAAAGTGAAGGATCTGTCCACTGGCATAGACACTCGGAGGAGGTAAACCTAAGTGATGGTGAGTGGCTGTTATTAAGCAGAACAACTAGAGGTGCTCAACAGATAGAGGAAGAAGTAAGAAGAAGAGGACACCTATATACTTACAATGGATCTAAAAGTATAGATGCTAATGTTTTAGAAGCTGTAAGATTGTGGGAGACATTAAGATACGGTGGCAGATTAAGTATGGAAGAGGTGCGTTTAGTATATAAACATATGCTATTGAACACTCAAATAAAATATGGATATAAGACCATGCCCGATGGTGAATCAGGTGTTTTTTATAGTATAGAAGATTTAAAAGAAAAGCATGGATTATTACATAATCTCCCATGGGATGAGGGATTAGGAAAAATAAGCCAAAGAGATAAGATATATATAAAAGCATGTTTGCGTAAGGGAGAAAAGCTAGAAAGAACTCCTCGGATACGAATATCTACCATTCACTCAGCGAAAGGATCACAAGCCACTAACGTGATGTTATTGACAGATACTATGAAAAGACCGTATAGTATGTGGAGGAAGATTAATAATTATGAAGAAGATGAGGCGAGAGTTTTTTATGTAGGGTTGACAAGAGCAACAGAAAAGTTACATCTAGTACACCCTATGTTTAGTCGTGGGTATGCTATCCCTACCTGAACAAAAAAGAGTTATCTTCTGTAACAGTATTTTTTATACTTATACTATGCAAGGGTAGCAAATCTGAGGGGACTAAATGGTGTCCAAAATCGGAAGTCTACTCTTGCATACCCACACTAGCAAAGGAGAAAGATATGCAAGTGAAATTTTTTACGAAAGATAGCCTTAAAAAAGCTAACGACGAAGCTATACGCAGTAAGCGTAATCAATCATTGAGAACCTCTGTTGTTGAAAAATTATCTGATACACTTAGGTTTCCAATAGCATGGAGTATGCCACACAATGACCAAGAGATGCGTTGTCAGGTATTGCTCGATGATAAGAACTTTGCACTATTAGATGTAAAGTTTAAAACTTACGACAGTTTACCATCTGTCGATATGCCACGTTCATCATAGAAAGGAGTAACAAATGGCACATAATATTGAAACTATGGCTTATGCTGGGGAGGTTCCTTGGCATGGGTTAGGTAAAGCAGTAGATAGTAATATGACACCAGCACAAATGTTAGAAGCTGCTGGATTAGATTGGTCAGTAAGTAAACGACCAGCTTATACTGTTGATAAACCAAATACTTGGAATATAATCGACCCAACTGGTGAAGCTAGCTTTATACGAGCACCTGAAGATTACTTCCTAGTGCGTGATTCAGATAACAAGATACTTTCCAAATGTGGTGAGGGCTATGTTCCTTTCCAAAACCACGAAGTTATGGACTTCTTTAAACGCTTTACTGATGCTGGCGATATGACAATGGAGACAGCAGGTAGTTTAAAAGAGGGTAGAAATATCTGGGGATTAGCAAAACTTACTGACCAGTTTAGGTTAGCTGGTGATGATGAGGTCAAAGGCTATTTATTATTAAATAATAGTCACCAAGTCGGTAAGGCTATGACTATAATGTTTACACCAATCCGTGTTGTCTGTAACAACACTTTGACTCAGGCACTTAATATGGAAGGTAATAGATTCAGAGTCTTACATTTACAAATGTTTGATGAAGAGATTATTAAAGCTGCCGAGGAAGCACTCGGTATAAGTGGTAAACAAATGAACTACTTTAAGGAGCAAGCTGAGTTCTTAGCTAGCAAGTCTTATAAACAAGTTGATGTTGAGAACTATGTTGCTGAGTTATTCCAGCCACAGCTTTTAATTGACCGAGGTAAAGCAGAACGAGCTTTAGGTTTAGAGCCACTATCTCTCCGTGATGAGTTTAAAAATACAGCTGAGTTAGTTTACGAGGCTATTGAAACTTCTCCTGGATCAGATATGCGTTCAGCAAAAGGTACGTGGTGGGGAGCATTGAATGGTGTTACTTATGTAATGGATCACCAAAAACGCTCACACGCAGAGGGTAACGCTTTACACTCAGCATGGTTTGGCTCAGGAGCTAAGACTAAAAATACAGCTCTTACAAAAGCACTGTCCTACGCAGAAGCTGCATGATAAAGTAACGGTTGTCACGGTATGGCTGGTTTATTAGAATTAGCCATACCACTTCACAGAAAGGAAGAAGATGTTTGAAAAAAATGCTAAATTAAATGCTGGGAATCTGTATGATTGGATAACAGAACGGCATCGTATTTACCAGCTAAGATTAAAAGGTCTCCCTCCTCCTTGGACTAATGATCCTATATTACAGAAGTATAAGTTTACTAATCCATTTAGGGAGAATGATAAGGTTACAATTTGGATGCGTGAGAACTGGACATTCCCAAACCACAACCGAAGTCATGGTGAAATAATATTTAATTGTTGTTTGTTTAGAATGGTTGGTACGACTGAGTTTGCTGAAGAGCATGGCTGGGTAACAGAATGGGATCCTACTCGTGCTAAAGCAATTATAGAAAAAAGATTATACGCAGGGTTACGTACATTTACTGGAGCGTATATAATAACAAATCAAGGTTTAAAACTTAGAAAGTCGGAGGTAGTAGTTGACCACTTCTTATCCCCCATCTGGCAAGATAAGGAAAAACTTGCTGATGTTGCGTCCCAAACAAATTCGCTCCAAAAGCTGCACGAGGCGATGGCTTCCTATAAAGGATGGGGAGGGGGAGGTTTTATGTCTTATGAAGTCGTTTCCGACCTCAACTACACATCTGTGTTACCACGCCCAAAAGACCGTTTTACTTGGGCAAACGCAGGACCTGGAGCAATTCGTGGTCTTAACAGGATTGGGGAAAGACCACTCAACAAAGCGATAAGCCAAGAACAAGCTAACAAGGAGATGCAATTCTTACTTAGCTATGGTAAGGGAGTTAAACAATCATTTGGTTATAATGTTCCCTCCTCAGAAGTAGACATGCGTACTATTGAACATAGCTTATGTGAGTGGGATAAGTACGAAAGAGTTAGGCTGGGTGAGGGTAGACCTCGCAGTTTATTTAAGCAATCTTCAAGTAGATTACCTTCAGGAGCGATACAATGAAGTTTCTCATGACACTGTTTCAAATACAAGATTATGGAGGAATCATAAACCACGCTGAGTACTTAGCAAAGGGATTAAAAAGGTTAGGACATGAGGTAGATTTTGTTGTTCTTACTCCAAGATCAAAACAACCTATAACTAAAAACAAAACACTTACTCAGCTTCAGGAGGAGGGCTATAAAAAAATAGATGAAGGAACAGGATATTGGCATCATCAAGCTAGGGGCTGGTACAAATTACCAAAAGTTGCTTATCTTAATTCTTTTTACAAAGAACAATTTAAAGAAAGATGTGGGAAATATGATGCGATACTATGGCATATTCCTGTACCTACTCTTAATAAAGACCATAAACAAGTAAGTGACTGGATAGACTTGTATGATAATTCTAGTAAAAACATAGCTATTATACATGATGGTAATTTACCTGAGCTTTATCCCCATTTACTAAACGTAGTTGATAAGTTTCATGCTTGCGTTTGTGTTCACGAGTCAGCGTATCATTCTGCAAAAATATTACCTTTACCCAGAAAGCTTATTCTCAATCCTTTTGATGTAGAAAAAGTTACACCGAATCCTTTTTCATTTGAACAACGGTCTGGGTTTGCAGCGATTCAAGTATTTAAGGCATGGAAAAGAGTAGATACTTTAGTCAGAGCTATCCCACATTTATTATCAAAAGAATCAAAGTTGGTGGGTGGAGAAGGTATTGAGTACAGATATATGACTAGTAAAGAAAAGTGTAAGCCTAAATATTTTGATGACTCTGGTAATCGTATTTGGGAAATGGCTTTAAAACATGGAATGACACACTTAGGTACAGTTCCTAACAGTGAGGTTATGAAAGTTCTTAAACAAGTAAAGTTACAGATAGACCCAAGCTTCAGTGGTAAGTATGCAAAGTTCGGAGCTCACTTTAATAGAACAACAGTAGAAGCTATTATTGCAGGGGCTGTCCCTATGGCTACCGATTGGGGTATGAAAGATAGTAAGATTTTTCTACCTAATACAAACTATATAGAGATAAAAGCAGGGTGTTCTCCACAAGAGTTTGCAGAACTAATTGATCATTCTTTAAATGATAAAACAACTTGGTTACATATAGTTGAAAATAATCGTGAAATTATAAAACAGTTTGATAAAGCATATGTCGCACAACAATATGTAGATTTAGTATTGGGTATTGACCAAGAAGAATTAGTAACAGGTAAGCCAGATAAGCAAACATTCGAAAAATGTAATAAAAACTTAGCTTTTTTCGGAATAAGCCCAATAGAAGCCCCTCGATGGCTCTAGGTGCTTTTGGGTATGTTTATACATTTTTAACAGTAAGAGCCGTCGAGGAGGTGTTTAAATGCACGAGATATACGCACGTAACGTAAGTGATGCCCTATTTCAAGGGTTACAAAGTATTCAGAACTTTGGTAGAAAAATAAATACTCGCAATGGCGAAGTATTAGAGTTCCCTAGTCCAGTCATGACCACTTATACAAACAGTAGGGAACGAGTGCTGTTTTATGAGCAGCGAGATGCTAACCCTTTTTTCCATTTGATGGAATCTTTTTGGATGCTAGCAGGTAGGAATGATGTTGAATGGATAAGCCAGTTTAATGGAAGAATTAATACATACTCTGATGATGGTATTAGGTTTCATGGTGCATATGGTCACAGGTGGAGACATTGGTTTGAAAAGGATCAAATACACCAAGTTATTTTTAGATTAAATACGTATGAAAATGATAGACGAGCAGTGTTGGGTATGTGGGATCCAAAGCATGATTTAGTTTCTACTAATGATGGTAAAGATTATCCTTGCAATACACATATCTATTTTTCTAAAAGAAATGTAGTAGGTAAAGATACTTTGGATATGACAGTGTGTAACCGTAGTAATGATATGATATGGGGAGCATACGGAGCAAATGCTGTGCATATGTCAATCTTACTTGAATACATGGCTGCGATGACTGACTGCGTAGTGGGAAAATATTATCAGTTTAGTAATAATCTGCATGTATACACTGAGGTATTTGACAAGGTAAAAGGGATAATACAAAACGGTGAGCGAGATAATTATCTTACCATAGCTGATGATGGATTAAGTTACAGCCCCCCATATATGATTACAGATAAAGATACTTTTAATGTAGAACTTTTAGAATGGTTTGCTGATGAAACTAAAACAGATTACAACAATTTATATCTACTAACTACAGCAAATATGGTTAGAAAGAGTTGGCAGTCTTGGAAACAAGGTAATATCCAAGAAGCGATAGAATGGGCTAATATAATTGAAGATAGAGCATGGCGAAAAGCTTGTGTTGAATGGCTAAAAAGAAGGAGAAAGTAATGGAAAAGTATAGCGATATGATTAAAATGGTAGAGGAAGTAACCACCAGTGATGTTCATAAATTACATGAAGCTGAAAAGAGTTATGGTAATAGTTGGAAACAGCGTGGGGGAGTGGGTGCTTTTATGATGTTAGCTCGTAAGTGGGATAGGTTAGAAAAGCAAGTAAAAGAATGTAATTATGATATCTTTAATGCAGTGCATATCGACCGTAGGGAAGAAGGTATACTAGATGATATAGGTGACTTACGTAGGTATTTAGCTTTAGTTGAAGCAGAAGTTACTAGAAAGTATAACAGCCCAGAAGATAATATAGCAGACATGCAGGAGGATATGTTTCGTGAAGACAGGTGCGAATGGAAAACTAAATAATACTGTATTAGCTGTGTGTGATGATTGTGGTACAAGTAGATTAGTTACTTTTCGAGCAATAAAAAATAAATTTCCCATCTGTAAAAGATGCAAACAACCAATGAGGATCAAACGTGACACAATACCCACTGTTCCAACCACCGACTGAATGGATAATGCCAGATGGCTATCCTGACTTATCACAAGCTAAAGAAGTATCAATAGACCTTGAAACTAAAGACCCAAACCTTTCCGTCATGGGAAGTGGTTGGGCTAGAAAAGATGGCTGTATTATCGGTGTAGCCGTAGCTACTGAGGGAGGTAAATGGTATTTCCCTATAGAGCATGAGATAGGTCCAAACTTTGATAAACGTATGACACTCAACTGGTTACAAGAAGTATGCAAAAAAGAACGTGATTATGTGTTCCACAATGCTCCGTATGATGTTGGTTGGTTATTAGCTGAAGGAGTAAAGATACATGGTAATATAGTAGATACTATGGTGGTTGCTCCATTACTTGATGAAAATAGGTTTAGCTATGCTTTGAATGCACTTGGTAGAGATTACTTACAGGAACGTAAAAGTGAGGCTGAGTTACGTGAGGCAGCAGAAGCTTTTGGAGTTGACGCTAAAAGTGAGATGTATAAATTACCTGCTGCTCATGTCGGTAAGTATGCAGAACAAGATGCTTCACTCACCTTACGATTGTGGAACCACTTTAAGTCATTAATAATTAAAGAAGATATTGGTGATATAATAAACCTTGAGCATAAAGTATTGAGAACAATCATACCTATGAGAGAAAAAGGTGTCAGGGTTGATTTAGAAAAAGCAGAGAAAATAAAAGAAGATTTACTCGCTAAAGAAAAAAGATTACTAGATAAAATTTTTGAGATTACTGGTGTGACAGTTGAGGTATGGGCTGCTGAGAGTGTTGCCAAAGTGTTTGATAAATTAAAATTAGATTATAGTAAAACAGAAAAGACTGGTGCTCCAAGCTTCACGAAAGGGTTCTTAGCAAACCACCCACACAGAGTACCACAAATGATTGTAGAAGCACGTGAGTACCAAAAAGCTCGGTCAGCTTTTGTTGATACAATACTAAAACACCAAGTCAACGGTCGTATTCATGCTGAGCTACATCCTTTACGTAGTGATGAAGGAGGTACAGTTACAGGTAGATTTAGTTACAGTAACCCTAATCTACAACAAATCCCAGCAAGACATGGTGAAATAGGTCCGATGATACGTAGTTTATTTATACCAGAAGAAGGAGCCTTGTGGGGGGCATTTGATTATTCTAGCCAAGAACCACGTATTGTTGTTCATTATGCTAATCTAATGGGCTTTAGAGGAGCACAAGAGTTTGCTCAGCAATACAATGAAGATGCTAGAACGGACTTCCACCAAATGGCAGCTGATATAGTAGGAGTGCCAAGAAAACAAGCTAAAGATATTAATTTAGGTTTGTTTTATGGTATGGGAGCAAAAAAGCTCGCTGCAAGTTTAGGGTTAGAGTATGAAGATGCTCAAGAATTATTTTCTATCTACCATGATAAAGTACCTTTTGTTCGTGAGTTAAGTGAGTACTGCACTAACAGAGCAAGTAGTAAAGGAGTAATCCGTACCTTACTTGGTAGAAGATGTAGATTTGATAAGTGGGAGCCTAATAAGTATGGAACATGGAAACCAATGTCTTATAAAGATGCTTTTGCAGAACATGGACCTGCTATCAAAAGAGCGTTTACATATAAAGCTCTAAATAAATTAATTCAGGGGTCAGCTGCTGATCAAACAAAAGCTGCGATGGTAGCATTAGCTGAGGAAGGAATATTACCGATGATTCAAGTGCATGATGAATTAGATATATCGGTGGATAGTGAAGCTCAAGCTAAAAAGATTACTGAAATAATGCAAGACTGCGTACAACTAAAAGTTCCCTCTATAGTTGATGCAGAGTTCGGACCAAATTGGGGGGAAGCTAAACAATCATTTACGGAGAAACCATGGACAAGAGGATTAAAAAGCAAGCACAGTCAAATGTTAGTATAAAATCTATTGCAACAAAAGTTAAGAAAACTACGAATCTACGCAGATTATATGATAGATTACGTGGTGGACATGTATTACGGTATCATACTCGCCCAGAAATAGCTGATGGACAAAATGTTGCTGCTCATACATGGAGGGCTATGGTTATTTTACAAACACTTTTTCCTGATATTAGTAAGAATGGTTTACTGCATATGATGTATCATGATGTGGCAGAAGCAGAAACAGGTGATATACCAGCGACCACTAAATGGAAGTATGATGACCTAAGTCACTTAATGTTACAAATAGAAACAGAATATGAACAAAAAATAGGCATTGGACCGACTATGATAAATGTGAGCCAACAAGAACAAGAAATGTGTGATATCGCCGATAAGTTAGAACTGGTGTTTCATTGCTACAGGTTGATGCAACAGGGCAACAGTCGGGCAGAAGATGTATTTATCAAAGGTTGCAATTATATACAAGATCGGTATGAAAAACAAGATTATTACGCACATGTGATAGAAATAATCAAAGATTTACAAGGCACACGCAAAATCAAGCTAGAAAAGTTATTTTAGAGGAGTAAAAAGCTAATGTCCCTGATTGTGGGGGCTGGTATAATATATTTAATTAACTATAGAAGGAGTTGATATGAATATATTTTTATTAGATTGGGATATTCAGCAATGTGCAGAGTGGCACTGTGATAAACATGTTGTAAAGATGCCACTAGAAACAACCCAAATGCTCAGCACAGTTCACTGGCGATACACTAACGATGGACCATATCTACCTGTCCATGCTAAACACCCTTGTACTCTATGGGCTGGCGAAACTCGTGATAATTATTTTTGGTTATGGAAGCTAGGTATAGCTCTGTGTGAAGAATATACATACCGATATGGTAGGGTTCATGCTTGTGAAAATGTTTTATATGGCATAAAATATCCCCCAATCCCATTACAAACAAGAGGGTTCAGTAAATTTCCACAGGCTATGCCAGATGAATATAAAAACGAAGACCCCATCTTGGCTTATAGACAGTATTATATAAATGATAAAGCAAGGATATGTAGATGGAAAAACCGACCAATCCCCCCCTTTATGATGGGAGCAATGTTCTCCCATTTAAACGACGAAGCAAGCCCATCATTAGAGAAGAACAGCATCATGTAACTGTCTGCACTTTATGTCAAAACGATTTATTTATCTTATTATCAAACGGAGGGATCTGCTGCACCGAATGTGAGAATCTAGTTGGAGCAGAGTGGAAAACAAAAAAAGACTAAATAAGAATTATCAGTAGATATAATGCTTGGTATATTATATTTACATTTATTGCAATCTCACAGAAAGGAGAATCTTATGGATACATTGCAAGTTCAGCAAAATACATTTGCTACTGACCTCAAGGGGTTTACAGGTACGACACAATATTATCGGTATCATACCTTTTTAGCTCATTATGGTTTAAATTTCCGCGATGCCAAACCAACTCACACAGTTGTCTATACTGATGGCTGTAAGTTTTTTTGGGATAAATGTGGTGGAGGGGCTTATTGGCTGCTTGATAAAATATGTTATGAGGTATGTCCCCTTATGATTAAGCACCAAGAAGATTTCTTAGTGCTCATGCTTACTGTTAAAGATAGTAAAGCTAAACTCAAGGTGACTAATGGTAATCATAAGGTATTATATCGTAACACAATAGAGTATACCGATGCGTTTCCTGGAGAGTATAAGTTTTATATTCAACCCACACATATTCAGGGACAGCGTGTACCTTGTATCTTATTACCAACGGAGTACTGATATGAAATATTATGCTCATATAAATTTAGTAAATGGGGAGTCATACCAGACTCCCCTCTTACGCACTATTAAAGATATAACTGGTCTCGTGGTTATTAAGGCAAAGAAGTTTGCTGAGCAATCTAAACCAGCTATCCACGAAGTTGTTATATGCAGACCACCTCGTCGTGGTGATAGAAGTGCTAGGGGTCGCCCTCGTATACATGGTTTTTATAAACTTGTTGATGGTAAGTTAGTGCGAGATAAAGGCACTATCGGGCTTGAGCAAATAAATGAAGACCTTAATTTTGGGTTCTCACGATGAGTGGGTTCCTAAATATTATATACTCGCCAGAGTTTATTTACGGATTGCTCACACTGTGTTCAGTGTGGGCAGTCGTAGCTTATTGTTATTGGTTATCGGGTGGCTTTAAGCAGTGACCAAAAAAGATTTATCATTGACAATAGGCTACTGTATAGTTATAGGGTGAGGTAAGTGTTAGCTGATTCGATTTATTTTTCCAAAACACTTACTCTACTCTGGAAGTCAACCAGAGTTCCTATATGATAGGGTGGGGAGTTTTCGTTCTGTTTGCAATATAGACCATTTCCTCACCCTGCTTTATTTTAACCTTATGCTCAAAGAAAGGAGTGTAGTATGACTAGAAAGAACCAAAATGATAATGTACATAATACTGTATCTGATCGGGCTGTCAATACTAATGATAGTCCTAAAGTAAGTTTAACTAGATTTGTTACTGGTCGCTTTGAAGACTGGTGGACACATTATAATGAGCTTTGTACTAAACACAAAGTTGACCCTGACAGGGGTATGCTCAATGAAAATATAAAGCAATCGTTTCTAAATGTGCCTATCGGTGATTACTTAGCCGATGGTAGAACCACTTGGAAAGAACACTTACGTGAGATTGTAAGGGAAGAACTAATACCTGCCCAGCATGGCAGGGTTAGTCGTTACGATATTGCGAAGAGTAGAGCCATAAACACTAAACATTTGAGAAAGGAGTGATGTATTATGGGACTAGATCAATACGCATATATAGATGCTAAAAAAGTTACCAATCAAGATGGGGATCCCGTCACCACTGGTAGTAAAGAGTATTATTGGAGAAAGCATTCTCGTTTACATGAGTTCATGCAAAGTAAATGGGAAGATAGAGGGTATGAGCATAAATTTAATTGTGAAGACCTTGAGCTAAATCTTCATGATATGTTTCAATTAGCTGAGGCTATCAACAACAAATACAAAGATTTCACCTCAAACGGTCACTACTTCTGGGGACATGAATATCAGTCCGAAGCCGTTGCTAATAACTTTGAGCAAGATATAGATTTTGTTATTGATGGTATACGTAGTCTGCTCCAAGGCAAAACTGTTATCTATAGTTGCTGGTGGTAATGATGGCTGGGTCATATAATCAGGTTCGGGGGGTTGTTCAACAACTCCTCAACCTTGCCGAAAAAGAGTACAGGCTTGAAAAAGAAGTGACTAGTGAGTTTGTAAACCATGACAGACAACAGTGGGACATTACACGTTTTCAAACTGGTGCTCTCGTTTTTATACTTTCTTCCATCTGCACTCACAATAAAAAAGCAAGAGAGCAACTTGATAAATACATTCAGGAAAAATCTCGTAGTGTAGCTCTCATGGAAAGGGTAAAACGATGAGTCCTGTTTCCTACTTTGTCTTATATCTTATTACCTTACCCGATATAGAAGCTAGTCAACATGCTATCCATCGGCTGGTATTTAGTTATAAAGAAGATTGCATTGAGATGGCACAACAACTCTACCAACTCAAAGATCCAGTAGTCGGTAAACCTAATTGTGTTAAAGTTGATAACTATGAGATTGAAGTTCGTATCCCACTACCTAAACCAAAGGAGCTATCATAATGGTGAAAAGATCTAAATACTCACGCGACCTAATTGGTCAATTAATGCACAGTCATGAGTCAGGTGTCCCACTCAAAATTATGGCAGAGCGATATAAATTAAGCCATAATCAACTGACCTATGTCATTTATTCACTGGCTCATAAAGACCATACCAGTCGTATTGACCATGTTGAAGATTATACTGATGGATATAGTAAAGACTGGCATGAGCATAAAATCAAAAAGCCCAAAAATATTTGGCAGAAAATCAAATCCATGCTAGGCTTACAGTCGTAGTACATTTTTTCATAAGAAACCTTCAATCCTCCCTCCCCCCACTGGCAACTCTGGGGGGATTTTTTTACTTTGCTATATAGGAGTGAAATAGGGATAAGTGTAAATTTGAATTTTAACAATTGATAATATACAATATCTCGCTATATTAATATCACTTTCGGGTCTACGCGAAAATTTTTAAGTGATAAAATAAATATTAACAAATTCTGTAAAGCTCCTATTATAAAAAGTATGGTAATCGCTAAAGCAACTCATAAGCATACTCTGTCAGTGGTGGGTAATCCTAGAACAGAAAAAAAGATCACACCAAAACAAGAAGAGTTTTGTAGGATTTACGTTTGTGAAGACGTATCGCAAACTGAGGCTGCATTACGTGCTGGATATTCTGAGAAGTCAGCACATGCTATAGCCTCACAGTTATTAAATGGACAGCGTTACCCTCATGTTGTTGAACGCATCAAAGAATTAAAGCAAGAGCTATCTAAAAAGTATGAGGTCACATTTGAGGGACACGTAAAAAAGCTGGCTGAAATACGAGACCTAGCTATGCAAAATAATAATTATCCCGCAGCTGTCGCAGCTGAAAAATCTAGAGGTCAAGCTGCTGGCTTGTACATTGATAGGAAAGAAATACTGCATGGCAATATTGACCAAATGAGTAGAGAAGAGGTCATGAAAGAAATTAAGAAACTTCAGGAAGAGTTTCCAGCTCTTGGTGTGTTAGCTGAGGACAACTTAGTTATTGAACATCAAGACAATACCAAAGATGACAGCAAAACCTGAGTCTAAATTATGGGCTAAACTCAAGGAGGGAACTAAAGACCTCGGTGTGTTTTGGACACGGTTAGAGTCATGGGCTTCTCCAGGAGTACCTGATGTGCATGGCATAAAAGATGGAGTGAGTTTTTGGCTAGAACTCAAGGTGCATAGGTTAAAGTCGCTTAAGAATATTAAACTTAGCCCTCATCAAATTGCTTGGCAGATAAGATATATCGGAAAAAATGGTATTGTAAAGAACTTGGTTGAGCATCCTTCATCTGCCACTATAAATATATTTTGTGGTAAAAGGGCTATGAATCTCAGGGAATGTCCCATCACAAAAGGAGAACTGACCCCTGACTGGAGTTCCCGATCTCCTTACGATTGGCATGGTCTCCTCAATCATATTCTATCATCGTCAACGTCCCATCACAATGAGGAACGAATCATAAAAGATCAAAAAAGATCATAGGCACATGCCTACGATAGATGATGAAAGATATTTATTGATGATGAAAGATGATGATTGACAAAGTTAAAAAAGATTAAAAAAGATTAAATAGGACTTGCGTCAGCTGCTTTGGTATGTTACTCTTTATTTAGTGTTAATTAATAAACTCGTAGAAAGGAGTCAATCATGACAAGCACTAAAAAAATCAAAACACCACAAGTCGCACCTCTAGCTGGTATGTCCCCTCTCGGGATTAAGCCAAAGGTCAAGACTTCAACCAAAGTCAAGACTACTAAGTCGCCTGAGTTAATAGTCACCGATCAGGAGATTTCTCACCAAGAGGTCTGGAACTTTGTCCAGGAACATGCTGGTGGTAATGAGGGCAACGTCAAAATTGTACCGTTGTCAAATGTTGATCTCGCCAGTGACCAGCCAGTGCCGTTTGGATACGGTGGTCAAAAAGGTGGTGTTCGTCAAACCATTCAGGACTGGATGTTGCGAGGTGTTAATGGGGATATGTCCCTTAAAGCTGTTCTCAATAAAGCTGCTCCTCTTGGACACAGCCGTAAAAAGCCGACATGCTTACATGCTTTGATGAACGGTGGTTATTCTCCTTCCTCTAAGTATTGGGGGACACCTTACATCAAGCTAGTTGTTCAAGCTTAATCAATTAGGGAGCATCGCAAGGTGCTCCCTTTTTTTACCATCCCATCACCGAGGAAAGAAGAGGACGCTCCCATCCTAGATGATCAATGATGTCTATGCGTATATGTATATAATCATCAATCCTCTTCACTTCTCACTCAATCATCGTCAATCTTCCTCAATCGTCGTGTCGTCGTCAATCATCCTCGTAAAAAATAAAAAGTTAAAAAAAGTTAAAAAAAGTTAAATTAACTATTGCAATTGAGTTTTTACGTGCTATATTTAGGTTATTGCAAACAAACATATAGGAGTTAAAAATGCAAAATACTAAAACAAAAACAGCTAATAAAACAGCAACCGTTAAACAGCCCACGTTACAAATAGCTAACGGTGAGGAAGTAACCTATGCCCAGCTATGGCAGTTTATTAATACGCAAGCTGCTGGTAGCTTACACAATGTACACGTAGTACCGTTAAGTAATGTTAAGCTTGACGACGCCAAGCCTGTACCGTTTGGTTATGGTGGGGCTGGTACTGGCGTTAGGGCAACTATACAAAATTGGTTGTTAAAAGGTTTTGAGGGTAATACCAGCTTGCAAGCAATATTAACCCAAGCCAGTAAGTTAGGGCATAGTGCAAAAAAGCCTAACTGTTTACATGCCTTACTTAATGGTGGCTATAGCCCCAGCAGTGCAACATGGGGTACTGGTTACGTTAAACTAGTAGTACAGCCAGCAGTTAAGTAAATACATACTGCCCAGCGTGGGGGGCTTAATGGGTCCCCCACAACAATTTAAGCCCAGTTTTTGCTGGGCTTTTTTTATGCCCCCCCGAGAGGGGTTTTACAGCATGTTACTCGTTGTAAAACCATGTTTTGCACAGTTTATGTGGGTGGTAAAAAATTATTAATATTGTTTTAACCACTCAATAAAGCTGTTGTACACCTCGTCACTATTAATAATAAAATTATGGTTGGTAGGGTTTTGCCGTTCTCTACCTCCTGGACTAGTGTAAGGCTGCTCAGTTATGTAAACATGTGTTTCGTCAATATAACCAATTATTGTTATATAACGGTTGTCGTCTAACTTTATGTAAACATTGTTAAGCCTATTGGGTATATGCTCCTCAAGCTTTACTGGTTGTATTGCATGGTAGTCAACCCAACGGTGTAATACCCACTGTTTTATTTCGTCAAAGTACATAATGTTTCTCCTGTTAAGTTATTTATGTTGTACTAATAATAGCAGCCCCAAGCATCAATGAGTTTCCTTTTACCTCTTTTTTTGTGCTAAAAGTCATAGGTTCATTGCCCTTTGAAAATTTTCGATATATAGAAAAATTATGACACTTGATATTGTGCCTGAGGATAGCTTACGTAAATACGCTTTGCTGATGAGCCGAGCAAAGGATTTAACGGATAGTGAAAAAGCTAAAAATAATTTTATGGATTTTACAAAAACGGTTTGGGAGGAGTTTATAAACGGACGCCACCATAGAATTATGGCTGAGAAGTTTAACCGTATAGCTACTGGTGATTTAAAAAGGTTGATTGTTAATATGCCACCCAGACATACGAAGAGTGAGTTTGGTTCATATTTATTGCCAGCGTGGTTGATGGGAAGGAACCCTAGATTAAAAATTATGCAGACAACGCACACGGCAGAATTAGCTTTCAGATTTGGTCGTAAGGTTAGGAACCTTATGAATAGTAAGGAATATTCAAAAATTTTTGAAGGTGTTGAATTAAGAGCCGATAGTCAAGCAGCAGGACGATGGGAGACATCAAAGGGTGGTGAATATTTTGCTGCTGGAGTTGGAGGGGCAGTAACGGGACGTGGTGCGGATTTATTAATTATTGATGATCCCCACAGTGAACAAGATGCTTTATCGCCGACGGCAATGGAGAATGCGTATGAATGGTATACAAGTGGACCGCGACAGCGTTTACAACCAGGAGGGAGTATCGTAATAATAATGACACGCTGGGCTGAGAATGATTTAACAGGTAAATTAATTCGGCAGCAAGCGAGAGATATATTAGCCGATAAGTGGGAAGTAGTAGAGTTCCCTGCTTTAATGCCAGAAACTGATGAGCCGTTGTGGAAGGAGTTTTGGAAAAAAGAGGATTTATTAGCAGTAAAAGGTAGTTTGAGTATAGGTAAGTGGGAAGCCCAATGGCAACAAAACCCGACAAGTGAGCAATCGGCGATATTAAAAAGAGAGTGGTGGAAAACATGGGAAGGCGATGAGATACCACCTTTGGAATATGTAATGCAGTCCTATGATACTGCGTACAGTAAAAAGAGTAATGCTGATTTTAGTGCGATAACAACGTGGGGTGTTTTTTACCCAGAGGAAGGTGGACCACCAAATATTATTCTAGTTGATGCGAAGCGAGGGAGATGGGATTTTCCTGATTTGCGACGTAAGGCATTAGAGGAATTTAAGTATTGGGATCCGGAATGTATATTAATTGAGGCAAAAGCATCAGGTATGCCATTGACGCAAGAACTAAGAAATATGGGGATACCAGTCACTAATTATAGCCCAAGTAGAGGTAATGATAAATTTACTCGCGTAAATTCTATTGCACCTTTATTAGAAAGTGGGTTAGTATGGTGTCCAGATACGAGATGGGGAGAAGAAGTGATTGAGGAATGTGCTGCTTTCCCAGCTGGAGAACACGATGATTACGTTGATACTGTTACACAAGCTTTGCGTCGTTTTAGAGAAGGTGGGTTTATCCAGCACCCAGAAGATTATGAACCCGATGATTTACCACCGACACAAAGGATATATTATTAATGGCTAAACCTACAAATGTCGATCGTTCATTATTTCAAGCCCCAGATGAATTACCTGATTTATTTGAAGAACAAGCTGAAACACCACAACAAGAAGTTAGTATTGAGATAGAAGCTGTTGATGAAGGTGGTGCAGAGGTAATTATTGGTGATGAACCTACTACGGCAGAGGAACCAGCAGATTTTTTTGATAATTTAGTTGACTCACTATCTGATGAAACATTAGATGAAATTAGTAGTATGATAACGGAATCTGTTGAAGAAGATAAAGCGAGTCGCGAAGAATATTTAGATACGTATACATCAGGGTTAGATTTACTAGGGTTAAAGTATGAAACACGTACTGAACCTTTTGATGGGGCTACAGGTGTAATACATCCAATATTAAATGAGGCTGTAACACAGTTTCAGGCTGGTGCGTATAAGGAAATGTTACCAAGTGCAGGACCAGTGCGAGCGAATATTGTGGGAGAAACAAGCCGTGAGGTAGAACAACAGGCAAAACGAGTCCAAAATTATATGAATTATCAAATAATGTATGAGATGGAGGAGTATGAGCCTGAGTTTGACCAGATGTTGTATTACTTAGGATTAGCAGGTAGTGCATTTAAAAAAGTTTATAGGGATGATATTTTAAATCGCCCAGTAAGTAAGTTTGTACCAGCTGAAGAAATTATCGTGCCATACACAGCTGTTGATTTACGCACAGCTGAAAGAGTCACACATGTGATAAAAATGTCAGAAAATGAACTTA